CATGGCTGGTATCACCGGGCAGGGCACGACTTTCAACCTGCCGAACTACGTCGGCGAGCTCTTCGCGATCACGCCGACCGACACGCCGTTCCTGTCCGCCATCGGCGGCCTGACCGGAGGCGAATCGGTCAACCACACCCTGTTCCAGTGGCAGGGCTACGACCTTCGCGACGCGGCCGATGACCGGCAGCGCCTCGAGGGCGCGAACGCGCCCACCGCCGAAGAGCGAGTCCGCGCGAACGTCAACAACGTCGTCGAGATCCACCAGGAATCCGTCGAGGTGTCCTACACCAAGATGGCCGCGACCGGCCAGTACGCTTCGACCGGTTCCTCGCACACGGGCGCCGTCGGCATCGCCGGATCGAACCCGATCGCGGACGAGCTCGGCTGGCAGGTCACGCAGGCGCTCACGCAGATGGCGCTCGACATCAACAAGTCGTTCATCACCGGGACGTTCAACAACCCGTCGACGAACGGCACCGCCCGCCGCACCCGCGGCATCATGGAGGCCACGTCCACGAACGTGTCCACCCAGGGCGGCACCGTGATCGGCACCGCGACCATCGAAGCTGACGACGAGGTGTGGACGCTCACCGCTCACGGCCTGGCCGTCGGCGACCAGGTCGTCATCACCACCGCCACCGGCGGCGCCGTTGGTGTCCTGAAGGAGAACCAGCTCTACTACGTCAAGACCGTCCCGTCCGCGAACACGTTCACCGTCTCCGCCACCAAGGGCGGTTCGACCCTGGCGTTCGCCACCGACGGCGGCGCGGCCGTCTACGAAGCGACCCCGCTCACCGAGGCGCTCGTCCTGGACCTCATGCAGCTCGCGTGGGAGAACGGCGGCCTCTCCGGCGGCCTCGGCACGGTGCTGTGCAACGCCACCATGAAGCGGGCGCTCACGAAGCTGTTCATCACCGACAAGAACTACCAGGAGCTGTCCCGCAACATCGCGGGCGTCGCGGTCACCACCATCGAGACCGACTTCGGTCGGCTCAACCTGATGCTCGAGCGGCACATGCCGACCGCGGCCCTCCAGGTCGTCTCCCTGGGCGAATGCGCCCCGGTGTTCCTGCCGATCCGCGACAAGGGCTTCCTGTTCGTCGAGGAGCTCTCGAAGGCCGGTGCGTCGGAGAAGCGTCAGATGTACGGCGAGGTCGGCCTCAAGTACGGCAATGAGCGGCGCCACGCCAAGCTGCTGCGCGTCGGCTCGCCCGCTTAGGAGGAGCCATGCGGTTCACCTGCACACGCTTCCCTGAGGGGGAGGTGCCGATCCGCACTCGACTCGGTGTCGTCGTCTTTCACGATGGCGTCGCCGAGGTCGACGACCCTGAACTCGCGAAGGCCCTCATCGAGGTCCCGGACCAGTTCGGGGTCCACGGTGAGGTCAAGAAGGTCGCGAAGAAGGCCGCCCGGCCCAAGGCCAAGGAGTAGTCATGGCCGCGCTGGTCACCAAAACCGAGCTGGAGACCCTGACCGGCCAGACTGTCACCGACGCTGTCGCGACTCTGCTGTTGAACACCGCCTCTGGCGTGGTTCGGGGCGTGGTCGGTCAGGAGCTGTCGGCGGTCGAGGACGATGTCCTCGCGATCATGGGCACCTCGTCGGTGTGGCTGACGCTTCCTGAGCGGCCGGTCACTGAGGTGACCGGGGTCGAGGTCGACGGTGAAGCGGTGACCGACTACAAGCGGTTCGGGGCAAGGCTGTGGCGGGCGGGCGGGTGGCGTACCTGCCCGTCCGAACCCACCGCAGTCGAAGTCACCTACAGCCACGGCTGGACGGCCGGGGACTGGCGCCTGGAGACCGCACGGTCCATGGTGCTCACCCTCGCCGCCAACAAGCTGAAGAACCCGGCCTCGGTTGAGTCTGAGGCGATCGATGACTACCGGGTCCGGTACGCCGTCACCGCCACGGACCTACCCGAGCACGCCCGGGACAACCTCCTTGAGGCCTACTCAGGCGAAGCCGGGTACAACCGATGACGATCCAGTCAGCGCTTGAGGCGGGCCGGAGGATGGCCGAGTCGATCATGGTCGACTCGTGCACGGTCCGCCGGCGTACCGGCACTACCACCAACCCGACTACTGGGGCGGTCACGCCCGTGTACACGGTGGTTCGGGCCGGGCAGGCGTGCCGGGTGCAGACCCGCGGGAACTGGGGGGAAGCGCGGGACGTCGGCGAGGCGGCTTTGGTTGTCCTCGCACTGGAGGTGCAGTTCCCGGTCTCGTTCACGGATCTCCAGACCCGCGATGAGATCACGATCGACGCGTGCGTGAACGACCCTGATCTTGTCGGGAGAGTCCTGCGTGTCAAGGACCTTCACCACAAGTCGCATGCGACGTCGCGGCGTGTGCTGTGCCAGGAGGTGACGGGCTGATGGACATTGACCTGAGCGACGTGAACCGGTACATCGCGGAACTCGACCGTGTCCCTTCCCGCGCCGACAAGGAGCTCGTGAGAGTTGGCGAGCGGGGCGCGTACAACATCAAAAAGGACTGGCAGGCTGCCTGGTCGGGGCACAGCCATATTCCCCAGCTTCCGGCAGCGGTCACCTATGAACGGATGACCCGTGCCACGGAGTTGGAGTGGGTGGTCGGTCCTGACAAGAACCGGCCGCAGGGCGCGCTGGGCAACCTGATTGAGTTCGGTTCGGTGAAGAACGCGCCGATCCCTGGCGGGCAGCCCGCGCTCGACCGTGAGGCGCCGCGCACGGAACGCGCGATCGCCGACGTCCTGGAGAGGGTGCTCGGTGGTTGACCCGGTCCCCCAGCCCGCCGCCGCGGCGCTTCTGGCGTTGCTGGGCACCAACGTGAACCTGACCGTCGTCGACGGTGACGTACCGGTAGGGCTGGAGCCGCCGTACCTGGTCGTGTATGTCGCGGGAGCGCCCAAGAAGGGCGACAACCTGAACGGCCGATCCAACGAAGCGGGCCCGCGCGCCTACCTCCACTCGGTGGGGGAGACCGCCGCCGCGGCAAGGATCGTCGCCGGGCAGGCCGCGTCCACGATCATCGACCAGCAACTCACCGTCGCTGGCTGGCGTTGTGGCCCGATCGAGTGCGAGATGTCGAACCCGCCTGAACGCGACGAGTCGACTGGGGCTCCTGTCATGGACCAGGTGGACACGTATGTGTGGCGGATGACCGCCGCTTAGCGCTCGCGCACGGCGTGGAGGGTCCGACAGATCGCACCCGCCCCTACCGCTACGGCAACCACGACCAGCCCGGCCGCGGCGACGATCACGCCCATGAGCTGACCCATCGGGTTCGTCTCGTCTTCCAGGAACACGTTCGGGTCGAAATCGGTGCTGCTGATCAACACGATCAGCCCGATGACGACGAGTACGCCACCGGTCAAGACGAACGCGATCAGGTCATACCGAGGCTTGTCCATTGTGGGCCTTCCGATCAGGGGTTGAGAACCACATCCTACCTGCGGCGACGCCCGGTCACATCGACCGAACGTCTTGTCGCGTAACCACACCAGCAATTTGGAGTCCCAATGACCTCCCACGTCAAACTGCGCCACCCGGACACGGGCGGCGAATGGTCGTGCCCCGCCGAAGCCGTCGAGGACTGGTTGGCGAAGGGCTGGAAGCGAGCCGAGGCACCCGCCTCGAAGAACACCATGAAGGAGAAGCCCAATGGGTGACATCATCGTTGACGGCACCGTCAAGGTCGCGTATGTGCCGACCATCGCCGCGCTCGCCGCGCCGACCACTACCGAGATCAACGCGGGCGACGACATCGACACGTTCATCACCGCTGACGGCCTGATCGGGTTCGAGCCCGAGACCGCCGAGGTGGACACCACGCACCTGTCGTCCACGTTCGACACCAAGCGGCCCGGCCGGGCCAGCTTCTCCGGAACCATGCTGCGCATCAAGAAGCAGACCGGCACCGACACCACCTACACCACCTTGGTGCGGGGCGTGGAGGGGTACATCGTGGTCCGCCGGTATGTCGCCGCGTCGGGCGCGTGGACTGCCGCCGACAAAGTCCAGGTCTACCCGATCCAGTGCGGTGAGCGCCGCGACATCGCGCCCGAGGCGAACACGACGGCCCGCTACGAGGTGCCGACGATGATCACGAGCTCCCCGAGCCTGAACGCCGTGGTGGCCGCCTGATGATCGAGGCGCTCAAGACCGCGAAGCTCCCCGAGAAGGTCGTCCCGGTGTGCCTCGACGCTGCGGCGATCGAGGCCTACCGGGAGGCCGAGGTCGAGGCGCATCGTGCCGCCAAGGATTCCCTCGGAGGCAACGCCACGGTGCCCGATGAGGTCGCCGACGCGGTGGAGGCGGCCACGATCCGGTTCACGCTCCGGGCGCTGCCGAGGCGGGAGTGGACGGACCTGATCAAGTCCCACCCGCCCCGCAAAGACAACGCGGACGACCGGCGGACCGGGTTCAACGAGGAAACGCTCTATGAAGCCCTCGTGAAGGCGTCCGTGGTCGACCCGGTCCCCACTGAACAGGAGTGGGCGCAGATCGACGCGGTCCTCACTGAGGGCGAGTGGATCCGCCTGGTCACTGCCGCGCAGACCCTGAACCTGGTGGGCTCGAAGCTCCCTTTCTGACAGAGCGGCTGCACGAATCGGCAGAGCTCAGGTCGAAGGTCACCGCAGCAAGGCAGCTCGGTATCAGCCTGAAGCGGTTCGACGGATGGGAGCCCGAGACCGTGTCGTGGCGCGAGAAACGAGACGGCCGCATGGTCACCGTGACCGAACGCGAACCCGAATGGGACGCCGAACAGCAGGAATGGATGCTCGCCCTCGCGATCGCCGAGGCCGACGAATGCCCCGGCTGCCACGGCCGCCTCTCGGAGACGACACTCCCGGAAAACGACGGCGCCTACCTCCCCGGCCCACCGACCAGATGCCACCGGTGCACCGCGCTCGGGATATCCGCCGACCACCTCCGCGACCAGAAAACCTCCCAACCGCAGGCCCTGTTCCACAACGTCCAGAAGAGGTGGTGACATGGCCCAACGCACCGTCTCGGTCGGTATCCGCATGCAGATGGCCGACGCCATCACCGCCGTACGGAACTACCGCAAAGCCTGGGTCGAAGCCCGGGACGAGCTGCAGAAGAACGTCCTCGTGCACCGGGACGCAATCTCCACGCTCTCGCAGACCGCGGCTGTCGCCGGCGCGGTCCTCGTCGCCGGTGTCGGGTATGCGATCAAGAAGTTCGCGGACTTCGACGCGCAGATGAGCGCTGTGAATGCGGCTCTGCGCGAGACCGATGAGAACATGGGTCGGCTCCGCGAGGCCGCGCTGCAGGCGGGCAAGGATACTGCGTTCTCCGCGACCGAGGCGGCGCAGGCGATCGAGGAGCTTGGCAAGGCGGGTATCTCCACCGATGACATTCTTTCCGGTGGGCTGGATGGGGCGCTGTCGCTTGCTGCGGCGGGCAATCTCGCTGTCGCGGACGCCGCCGAACTGGCCGCCCTGGCCATGCAGCAGTTCGGCCTCTCGGGCGACCAGATCCCGCACGTCGCTGATCTCCTTGCCGCGGCCGCCGGGAAGTCCTTGGGGTCTGTCGATGACCTCAGGATGGCGCTGCAGCAGTCCGGTCTCGTGTTGAACCAGTTCGGTATCTCCATCGAGGACGGCACCGGGGCCCTTGCGGCGTTCGCGTCCGCGGGCCTGATCGGCTCCGACGCCGGAACCAGCTTGAAGACGATGCTGATGATGCTGGCCAACCCCTCCAAGGAAGCCGCCGGGCTCATGGAGGAGTTGGGCATCAACGCCTACGACGCCTCAGGGCAGTTCGTTGGTCTTGAGTCCCTTGCGGGGCAGCTGCAGTCGAAAATGTCCGGGCTTACCCAAGCGCAGCGTGACGCCGCACTCGCGACGATCTTCGGTTCGGATGCGGTGCGCGCCGCGAACGTTCTCTACAAGGAGGGCGCCTCCGGCATCGCGGATTGGGGTACGGCCGTCGATGACGCCGGGTACGCCTCCGAGGTCGCCGCCGAGCGGCTCGACAACCTCCAAGGCGACCTCAAGACCTTGCAGTCGTCACTGGAGACGGCGCTCATTGAGACCGGTTCGGGCGCGAACACGGTCATGCGCAGTCTCGTGCAGACGGTTACTGGTGCGGTGAACGCGTTCGGGTCCCTCCCCGGTCCTGTCCAGACCACGGTGCTTGCCGTGGCGGGTATCAGCGGCGCGGGACTGCTTGCCGTCGGCGGGCTCGGGTCACTCATCGTCAAGGTCGCCGAGACTCGCGAAGCGTTCAGCCAGTTGCAGGGCGCATCCGGACGCATGAGTGGGGCGCTTACGCGCATGTCAGGGTTCCTGGCTGGCCCTTGGGGGATGGTCATCGGCGCCGGTATCGCTGCGATTGGGGCGTTCGCGGCCGCGAACGCGCAGTCGAAAGCCGACGTGGACGAGATGTCGCAGACCCTCGACTCCCAGACTGGCGCGATCACCGGCAACACGCGCGCGTGGGTCGCGAAGAAGCTCCAGGAAGAGGGCGCGTTCGAGACCGCGGCCCGACTCGGGATCTCGCAGTCCGAGCTCGTGGATGCGGTCCTGTACGGCACCGATGCCCTTGCGGAGTACCGGGCTGAGATGGCGAACTGGCAGGCCGCCGCCGATGAGACCGACGACGGCATGCTGATCCTGACCGAGTCCCAGAAAGAGCAGTACGACGCGGCCGCTGACCTCGACGGGCAGATCGGTCACCTCCAGGGCACCTATTCGGATGCGGCCGCCGAGTCGGAGAACATGCGTGCCGCCGTCGGTGAAGGGACCGCATCCACGCAGGAGGCCTCGGCAGCGACGCAGCTGTACGCCGAGCAGCTCGGGCTGTCCACCGAGGCGGCTTCCGAAGCGAAGTCGGGGATTCAGGAGCTCGACGAGGCACTGCGGGCAATCACCGAGACCCTGTTCGGGGTCGAGGAAGCCCAAGACGCCGTCGCGACCATCGTCAACCAGGCCACTGAGGAGTTCGCTGAGAACGGCGGCGCGATGGCAGGCAACACCGAAGAGGCCCTGTCGAACCGCGAGACCATCCGCAAC